CCTGCTTTGTATTCGCCTTCATAGCTCTTGATCCAAGTTTCACCAGTCCACTTATACTGTATTTGTGTGGTGGTGTTAGTTACATAGTGTACACCCGTTTGGGCACTACTGTCAAATGCAACTACCCATTTATAGCCATCATACTCGATAATATCGTTTGCACTTGCTACCAGATCCTGCGTACCTTTCCAAGCATCTGCGCCGTCACTGTTTCCTGCATCGCCAATATCGTTAAGTATAAGGTATCGTTGTCCTATAGTGGCCGTGGGCAATTGCCCGCCAGGAGCACTTTTTAATGGATTAATAATTTTATCTACTGCTTCTATATCATTTGTTGGAATAGTATCACTTTGTACAGTAAATAGAAGCTTGTGCGGATCACTAGGGTGATATGCAATAGTGCCTAACACTTCAGCAGTGCCTTGTTCTAACCTAAGTTGGCTAATGCCTGGTTGTAGTTCGCCGTATTGGTTTATAACAGCACGCCAGCTTACATCATCGTCGCCGATTTTTGTAGGAGGATCTTGTGACAAATCAGTATCTACTTTATTAGTTACAGTTTCATTTCTATCTAATAACTGTACAGTGTTGCCAATTAGCAGTATACCATAATTCATAGGAGTAAACTGCATACGCTCGCCTAGCAATAATGCACTGTCAATTACTCCATCGCTTATACTACCTGTTTCGTCATAAATGCTTGCAACAATCTTTTGTATAACCCCAAGTTTCTTAACTTTACTAGGAGCAGTGAGCCATATAGGCACAGTGAATGTGAGTGTACTAATATCAATCTGATCATCTACGCCTACTGGAATTGCTCTACTACTCCAGTTTACATTTTGTAATTCTATATAACTAAGACTTGTCCAATCAAGGTAATTATCTGTGCTTTGTATTTCTAGTGCAGGATTAAACAATACAAGTATTTGCTCTAACAATTGCAACTTTTGATTTGTATTACTGCTCCATACATCAACATTCATAGTCAGTGTATAAGGTACAGGCATTAGACGTTCTACAGTAAATGCATTGCCTTGTTGTGTAGTATATTCGCCAGTATTTTCATTGAACTTACGCATACGGATATGTTTTTTATCAACAAATGTTGGATCCTGTACACGATCTCTGTTATATTCCATGTTAGTTACATAACAACTAATCATAGGAGCAGGTTGTATTTTGTTCTCACTATTCTCACGGATTAAACTGCTTACTAATCGTGTGGCATCTCCATACTTGACAGGCACTGTTTGTAAAGTGTCATCTCCAAACTGTACTTGGAAGTTACTAAATGCACGAATGAATTGTAGTAGAAATCTTCTTACTTGTTCGTCATAGAAAAATGTTTGTGGCATTAGTCATCTTCTCTTGGTTTTAGTGCGTCACTAAGACTTTGTCTGCTTGTAACTTGTGAGTTATCATCAGCAGTAATTGTTGCATCATTATTAATAAAGCCGTCACGTAATGTGTTGCCTGTGCCAGGTGTTACTTTACTTCTTATACCATCTTCTATTTTGACCCAACGACTACCATTGAAACGGAACAGTCTATTAGGTAAAAAGTCTAAACGCAAGAAGTAGTCGCCTTCTCTACCATTACTAGGAAATGCAGTGCCCATCTCTACAGGCTCGCCATTTGGAGCTAGGCCATCGCCAACAAGATAGCCACTATATGCATTTGTATTTTGTGGTGTAATACGTCTGCTACTTGCATCAATATTTGTATTATCACTGTCTACAGTAACATCGTCTGCATTGAAGCCAGTTGGTTCTAATGGTGTGCCATCAGGTCCTGTAGGTACAATGTAATATGCGCTTGTGTCATACCCACTTTTAGGAACCTCTTTTTCAGCTTCTTCTACAATCTTGTCTGTAATTTCAAGTTCTTTTTGGTATGTGCTTAACAAATCACGCAGTGTTGTATCTGTAACATCACCGTCTGCATCCTCTTGCATGATGTTTAAGATATCATTGTATTCCTGTGAATCTGTTAATGGAGTACATTTTACACGCCACAAGTGACTCCACCATGTAGGACTAAAACCTTCACTTGGTCTACTGCCTTCTTGTACTACATAGTATCTCTTAAGGCTTAATTCTACGCTTTCGTCTAATGCACTATAATCTGTTAGGTGAGGAAGTTCAATTACGTCCCCACTCATAAGTTTACGCCCTAAGTTGTTAAGCATATCATTTTCATGGAATGTAATAAACAATGTATCATTTGCTAAAAACAATCCAAACTGACTTAAATCAAAATCTGTATCAGTGACACTATATATGCCACGCAGTGCATATACGTCTGTTTCATATTCTCTATCTCTGTTTTCTAAGAATAAAAAATCTTGTATGCCTAAAGGATCTTGGTCACCTGGCGTACCGCCCGGTCCTTTGATGCCAAGGTATTTGTATACATTGATACCTGTACCACCAACTGTGAACATTTCTCTAATTCTTTTGTCAAAGAATCTATAGTCGTTGGTGTGAGCACCGTCTTTCCATAATGATAGTCTTGGCATATTTTTTCCTTAGTATCGTATATTTATCAGTTAAATAGTATCATGAAACTTGATTTACACGGGTACCCAATTCATAGAGCATGGCACTTGTTTGATGCGACAGCTACTGATGCTTATTTTAACAAGCAACAGACGTTTGTTGTAATCACAGGACAAGGTGCAATAATGAATGAAATTATAACTTGGGCAACACTACATCACCGTGTAAAATCTTGTTCACCTACTCCAAATAATCCAGGAAGATTTGTAATTCGCATAAAAAAAGGTTGACATATTCCCTATCCATGCTATTGTAATGAGTAAGTTGATTTTGAGGAGTTATTGATATGTCTAAGCCGATTAGCAATGCAAAGTATGCACGGATGATCAAATCTATGCCTGTAGAGAAACAGCGTGAATCAATTGAACGTGCGCTTCGTGTTCTTCCACAGTTTCTTTTAGAAGAAGCTGCTCGTGTTCCAGTGTTACCTAACACTGATAAAGTTATCAAACACTTAGAAAGTCGTTTGAAGCAAGTTAGGCTTATGCATTCATCTCTTATTGCAAACGGACGGGTTGTATAATGAACGAAGTCTTAGACGAAGTTGAATCTTTAAAAGTAATTGAAAACGCATTTCAGCGCGGAAACTTAGAAATGCGCAACAAGGCTATGTTGTTGTTGCAGGCAATTATAAGTAAGAAAGAAATGCAAGTAGAAAATTTTGAAATGTTGTATGAACAAGGAGAATGGGATGGCACTGCCTAGAGGTCGTAAGAAAAAAGCTCCAAGAGCAAGACGTATTACAAAAGGTGCAACAGGAGCACCTACAGACGATTATCGCAGAGCAGTAGACTTCTTTCATTTTGATGTGGATAAAAAAGAATATACTCCTATCATCAAGGCTTATGTAAAACGTAAGTTTGATAAAGAAACTGCTAAAGCAATTCTCAAAAATCCAGATAGCAGTATGGCTTATAGTAATGTTGCTTGTTTTTGTCATTACAATAACAATGGCTATGAAGGAATACCAGATACAACAGTAGCCTGGATGGAAAAATTCTTCAATGAAAAAGCAGAAGTTGGCAAAGATATCGTACAGGTAGAAGAAGCCAAAGTAGAAGTCATCAAAAACACTTATGTACCAAGTATCCAGGAACGTATCAAGGAAGCAAGCGGCAATGTAATTGCATCTCTAGAAGAAGTAGTAGATCAGTTTATTGACGATCCTGCAAAATTTAAAAAGCCTGACATTGCAAAACTTTTTAGAAGTTTGAAAGTAAATCAAGCACATTGTAGACATATTCGTAGTTTCTACGAAGGTCAACTTGCAGAGTACAACGAATTGACACTACCTGCTCGGGAGCAAGATGAACAACTCAAAGAAGCATATGCACATCTGAGTAAAGCTGATGTAAAAAAAGCTGTTGATCTGTTTCAAAGTATTGTTAGTGCATGTGATATGATTACAGCGGAAAGTAAAGCAACACGTAAGACACGTAAGCCTAGAGCAAAAAGTGCTGATAAACTTATTGCAAAACTAAAGTATAAAGTTAGTGATGATAAGTTCAAAGTTGCAAGTATTAATCCTATTGACATAATTGGTGCAAGTGAACTTTGGGTGTTCAATACTAAGACACGTAAAATTGGCAAGTATGTAGCTGAATCTATTGATCCTACAGGACAAGGACGAGAAGGCAGTGGATTGAGTGTCAAAGGCACTACACTACAAGGTTTCAAAGAGTCTGAAAGTATTGCAAAGACATTGCGTAAGCCTGAGGAACAACTTGCAGAATTTAACAGTGCAGGTAAAGTAAAACTACGCAAGTATCTAGATGAAATCAAAGCGGTTGATACAAAAATGAACGGCAGGATTAATGCAGATACAATTCTGTTGAAGGCTGTAAAGTAATAAATAGTGTATACCAAAAGGATACACTATGGCAACACTAGCATCATTGAGACAAGACGTAGTTGACTATATCCGTTTACGCTTAGGCGACGGTATGGTCGATGTCGAACTTGATCCAGAACATTACGATAATTCAATCGATAAAGCAGTAAAACGTTTTCATAAGCGTAGCCAAAATGCATACGACAGCAGCTATGTTTTCTTGGAGATTGTAGAAGGTCAACAAGAATATACTTTACCAGAAGAGATTGAAGAAGTACGCCAAGTATTTAGACGTAGTGTAGGAAGTGGTAGCAGTGATACTGGTACACAGTTTGAACCTTTTGAGGCTGCTTTTCAAAACACATATCTGTTGCAAAGTGGACGCATTGGTGGACTTGCTACATATGAAATGTACTATCAGTATCAAGAACTAAGTGCAAGATTGTTTGGCGGATTTATCAACTTTGAATTTAATCCAACTACTCATAAAATTACATTACTAAGAAAGTTTACTGCTAGTGGTGAACGTGTGGTATTATGGACATACAATTTACGTCCTGAAAGCAGACTTTTAATGGACAGACATAGTAGTCCTTGGATTAATGATTATGCTTTGGCTCTCTGTAAATATACGTTAGGCGAAGCTCGTAGTAAGTTTAGCACTATTGCAGGACCACAAGGTGGAACAACACTTAATGGTGATAGTTTAAAAGCCGAAGCACAAGTCGAAATGGAAAAGCTAGACGAAGAGCTAAAGAACTACGTAGACGGTAGCGATCCACTTTCTTTCATTATTGGTTGACATTTACTATTAGTTAAGTTATATTATACAAAACTAAGGAGTAGACGTATGAGTAATATTGAGTACAAATTCAATGAAGGCGAACTTATTAGTGAGTTCAAAGATTATATCGATAGCACCTATGGTGCACATTACAGCAAAAATCAATTTCAAGCAACGGAGTTCATTATTGATGGTGGACATGGTACAGGTTTTTGTGTAGGCAATGTACTCAAGTATGCTCAAAGATATGGCAAAAAAGGATCACATGCAGATGCACGTAAAGACCTGATGAAGGTTTTGCATTATGCACTGATTCAATTACATATTCATGATACTACAGATCCGGAGTAAGATCACCTCTTTTCCATCCAGTCTGTTCTAATTCAGCATAGCAATTTAAACATACTGTTTTTAAATTTTTATGTGAAACGTTCTGTAAATCTCCATCGATATAAAAAACAGTAACTTGACTTCTAAATGCGGGTTTGAAATCACAAGCCTCGCATTTTCTTTTGAGCTTATATCCTGCATCTACCCAAAGTGGTTTTACAGGCTTGTGTTCCTTTAAACACTGCTCGCATTTTTTCCTATAAAATATTTTACCGTCTCGGTGATAGTTAATTGCTTTTGGCCTATCACCGCAAGTCTCACATATGGGCCGCATAGTGTATTTAACACGGACCTTTAAAGGGAAACGGTTAAAACGGTGTTTTTTAGGGTGGTACGGATAAATAACTGCATATAAGATTTTATGAATCTTCAACGGACGAGGAATATAAAATGGCACTAGTATCACCTGGTATTGAAGTAAGTGTAATTGACGAAAGTAATTACGTTACTACAGAAGCAGGCACAGTTGCAGCTATTGTAATTGCAACAGCCCAAGATAAAACAGCAGGCTCAGGTACAGGTACAGCACCTGGTACTACAGCAGCTAATGCTGGCAAAACATACCTAATTGGTAGTCAAAGAGAGCTAACAGCAACATTTGGCAATCCTACTTTCTATAACACAAGTACAGGCACACCAATTAACGGATATGAACTTAATGAATATGGTCTACTATCAGCATACAGTATGCTTGGTGTAACAAATAGAGTTTACGTTACAAGAGCAGATGTTGACCTTGCAGAGCTAGCACCAAGTGCAAGCCGCCCAACTGGTACTCCAGCAAATGGAACTATCTGGTGGGATGTTAGTGCAGATACACGCTGGGGAATTTTTGAATGGAATAGTACAGGCACATTCACTAACAAAATTCCGACAGTGATCACAAGTACAAATGACTTGACAGGCGGCGTACCTAAGACAAGCATTGGTGCAATTGGCGATTATGCTATAGTAACAACAAATACAAACAATCCTGTTTACTATAAAAACCGCGATAATGCTTGGGTGCTAGTAGGTAGCTCAAGTTGGATGACAAGTTGGCCAACAATTGCAGGAACAGTTGCTAGTCCAAGATTTACTAACAACAATACAATTACAATCAATGGCACAACAGTTACTATGTCAGGTAGTACAGTAAGCGAACTTGCAACAAGCATTAACAACGCAAGTATCACTGGCGTAACTGCTGCGGTAAAGAGCAACAAGATTGAAATTTATGCAGATAGTACAGCAGTTGGCGTAGGAAGTACAGCAGACGGTAAGATTGTCCTTGCAAACGGTTCAGGCACAATCTTAACAGATGCTGGGCTAACAGCAGGAACTTATGCTCGTCCGGCAGTGCAGCAAAGCGCACACTATACAGTTCCAGCGTGGAAGTCAACAGACACAACACCACGTCCAACAGGAAGTATCTGGGTTAAAACAACAAGTAGTAACTTAGGATTCCTAGCAGACGTAAGCACATACAGCACAGCAACAGGTGGCTTTGCTACAGGTCAAGCACCTGCATATGAAAATGATCAGACTGCTCTTAAAAATCTTGATACAAAAGGCGGATTGAATATTTCAGCAGGTAGCTATTACGTGCAATATGATGTTAGTGAAAATGACACAGTAACTTACAAATTGTTCCAGCGTTATAGCGCAGGCGCACTTGAAGTTACAGGCACAGTCACAAGTGCTAACCCACTTACAGCAAGTGAAACATTTACAATTCAAGCAAGTACTCCAAACAGTACAACACTTACAACAGCAGTTACAGTTACACTAAGTGGCACAAGCCTTGCAGATATGGCAAGTGACATTAATGGTGCAAACGTATCTAATGTAAGTGCAAGTATTAACAGTAGTGGTGCACTTGTAATAAAGCATTCAAAAGGTGGTTTAATTGTATTGAAAGATACAAGTGGTACACCACTAACAGATGCAGGTATTACAACAAGCATTACAACAAAGCAAGTACGTGCTGGTAATAACAGTGATTTGATTCTAAGTAACTGGATTGCACAAACTTATACTGCAAGTACAAGTGCACCAAGTGCAAATCCAAATAACGATACTTACTGGTATAGCTCGGGTTTTGAAGCAGACATTCTTGTACACGATGGTACTACATGGAGAGGTTATCAAAACATTACTGACACACGTGGTTACAACTTGGCAAACACAGATCCAAATGGTGTTATCTTTAGCACAACAGAACCAACAGAGCAAAGCGATTCAACTGCTCTAGTAAATGGTGACCTTTGGATTGATACAGGTGACTTGGAAAACTACCCACAACTATATAGATATCAAACTGTAGATAGTGAACAAAAGTGGGTATTAATTGATAAGACAGATGTAACTACTGAAGATGGCATTTTGTTTGGTGATGCTCGCTTTATTGGCGATACAACAACAGATGTTGTGACAGGTACAATTCCAACAACAAAGAGTTTGTTAACTAGTGATACACTAGATATTGACCGTCCAGATCCAACAATTTATCCACGTGGTATGCTACTGTTTAATACACGTCGCAGTACGTATGGTGTCAAGCAGTTTAAGAGTAATTACTTCTCACGTACTAACTTCTCAGATACATCACTGTATCCAACACTACCTACAGAGAAGGATGCATGGATTACAACTAGCGGTTCAACTTTTGGACGTAAAGCAGTACGTACAGTAGTTGTAAACGCAATGAAGTCTACACTAGATGCAAACACAGAACTACGTGAAGATGCTCGTAATTACAACCTACTAGCAGCACCAGGGTATCCAGAGCTAATTAGTAATATGGTATCACTAAACAACGACAGACGCCAAACAGCGTTTGTAATTGGTGATAGCCCAATGCGTTTAGCAGCAACAAGCACAGCAGTTGAAAACTGGGCAACAAATGCATCGGCAGCGGCAGACAACAATGAAGATGGCTTAGTTACTAGCGATCCATACCTAGGTGTGTTTTATCCTTCAGGTCAAACAAATGACTTAAATGGAAACACAGTTGTTGTTCCAGCAAGTCACATGGTGCTACGCACTATTGCACGTAGTGATGATTTGGCATTCCAGTGGTTTGCACCAGCTGGCACACGCAGAGGACTAATTGATAATGCAGCAAGCATTGGATATGTAAACAGTTCAACAGGAGCATTTGTTACAGATAACGTAAGAGAAAGTTTACGTGATACACTTTACACAAACAGAGTAAACCCACTAACATTCATTAATGGACAAGGTCTACTTAACTTTGGTAATAAGACACGTGCATCAACAAGTTCTGCACTAGACAGAATTAATGTTGCAAGACTTACAGGTTATCTACGCAGTCAGCTACAAAGCATTGCTACAGGTTATGTATTTGAGCCAAACGATAAGATTACAAGAGATGAGCTTAAACAGCAAATTGAACAGACTCTTAATGATTTGGTAGCAAAGCGCGGTGTATATGATTACCTAGTTGTTTGTGATGAAACAAATAACACAGCAGATAGAATTGATCGCAACGAACTTTATGTAGACGTTGCTATTGAACCTGTTAAGTCAGCGGAATTCATCTTTATTCCAATTAGACTTAAGAACACAGGTGAAATTGCTAGTGGTAATGTAGCAGCAGCAAGCAACGTATAATAAAAAACAATAAAAAACGTGGGGGGTTAACCATGCCCCCCATTTTTTATGACTGATAAGTGATAAATACTTTTATAATTATAAGGAGCAAGCTGATATGTCAGTTTCATCATTGACCAAATTTACAGTACCTGTAGACGGTGACCAGAGTGCAGCAAGTCAAGGCTTGCTCATGCCAAAGCTAAAGTATCGCTTTCGTGCTACTTTTGAAAACTTTGGCGTATCAACACCAAGAACAGAACTTACAAAACAAGTAGTTGATATTACACGCCCGGCAGTTACATTCGAGCAAATG